GGGAAGCGAACATCAAACACCCGCGCCCCCCATCGCTCGAGCCAACGTGCCCCGCTCAGCCTCAACACGACGACCAAGCTCCGGCACCTCACAACCCACCCGCCACGACACGCGACCCAGAGGGCCACGCGAACGGTGCTCCTCCATGACAAGCAGGGCAACGTAACGTTCGTTCGGATCGCTGGACGCCGCCTCCAAAACCGCCCATGCAAGAGGACGGATCCGCGAAGACATCTCAGCGGAAAGCGCAATCTTCCGGATTGCTTTCCCTGCCGTCCGCGCGGCACCCACCTTCACACGAGCCATCAGGACGCCCTCCGCACCTCAGCAACCGACCCCACAAACGAGGCCGTGTACGGGTTCACCCAGTCAACCGACGTCGCATCCGCAACAACCTGCCAACCAGCAACGCCACGGATCGTCACAAGGTCATCCGCCCGCAAATCAAGGTCCCCACGGCGGTACAGGGTGAACGCGTTCGTAGACCTAGGCCCGAACGGTTCCTGCTGTTCCTCACGCGTCCCCGGTGCCGGCGCGACACCCTCAATCGTGAACGTGGAAGGCGCAGACAGGACCGGGTTACCCTGCTCGTCATATGCCCCAGACGGCACACCCTGCCGGGTAACAGTGACCGTTTCCCCGATCACAGCGTCACCCACGGGTTCACATAGTCCGGGTGAAACGGGCTCGTCGTCGGAATCAGATCGATCGTGAACGCACCACCACGGGCACCCTGCAACTTCGCCAACTCGTCATCCGTGATCCCCAACCCACCAGGAACATCACCGCCATACGTCCGCGAAGCAGTGAACGGGCCGGTCGTCTCGTTCGTCTGACGGATACCCTCCGGGTTACGGAACACCCGGGTCACCATCGCGACCGTCACATCCTTGGCAGTCTCAAGCAGATCAGTCGACGGCGGGGACAGTTCCGCCTCAAGGTCAATGCGGGCCTGAAGGTCAGGGACCCGAAACCGGATCTCCCGCTCAGCCCGATCAATCCAGTTCTGGATCTTCGCGTCATCGTCCGGTGCGCCAGCACCGATCCACGCGGTAGTCACATCATTTGGGGTAGTCCACGACATGGGAGCCTCCTCACAAAGGTGGGGTCAACTCTCGGATGTCGTGCCACCCGAGAACATTCGTTTTGGGAGCCGCTTCACGCACCACGCGGCGTTGCCCGCACAACACGTCGATGACGGTTATCGGTGTGCCTGCTTCATACAGGCGCAACCCGAGCTCGACGTCATGGAGTCCGTATGCGCCCTCCGCGGCAGGAACACGCACCATCCGGTCGCCGTGCCGTTCGAACTGGTACTCCGCGGTGAACGGCAGGAGCCCCGTGAGCGCGTCCGAATACACCAGCAAGCAACCAGTGCCCGTATAGAGCACGCGGCCCTCAGAATCCCGCTGAACAGCCAGCAGGCCGTCCTGCACCGGGTAGTCAGCGGCGACCACGCAACCCTGAGCGATCAGCAGCGCCTCAAGCACCCCAGGCGGGAGGACCATGTCCTCCTCAACAAACCAAACCCAATCCGCACCCCACCGCAACGCGGCAGCAGCAGGCAGGTTGAAACAGTCAGGGATGGGGTGCGAGTGAGCGAAGAAAATGTCCCACTCGCACCCGACGCTACGCACCTCGCGCAGCACATCCTCAACCGTCTGTGAGAACACCAGCCCCCGTGAAGGGAACACGACAGCTAGCCTCACGGTGCGCCCTACTTCTTCGAAGTCCGACGCGTCTTAGGCTTCTCCGGAACCGCCTCGTCCTGGGTCGCATCGACCCAACCGCTAGCCCGGTACGTGTCCTCAAGGTCACCCTCGACGGACACGACCGTCCCAACGTCCGGAAGCGTCAACCGTGCCATCAGGCCGTGTGGTTGGTGTACTCGACGAACGCCTGCGGGTCGTTGACCAGCCAGCCGTACTCCGCCTCAGCGCGAATCGCGACGAGGTTGTTCTCCCACAGCGACACGAGGCTGCCGTTGATCGTGACCGTCGACTGGGTCGACACGTCGTAGCTGATGCCACCAACGGTCCCCCACACAGCCTGCGACCAGTCGCCACCGTAACCAACGATGCCGCCCGTGTTCGGGGTACCCGAAACAACAGCCGTCGAGATGCCATCACCGATGAACGCGGGACGACCGATGAGACGACCCGGGGTAACCACCGAAGCGGTGTCCTCGAGCGGGGTCTCAACGAACAGGGGACGCCCGTTGTTGTCGACAGCGGACAGGAACGTGGGCTCAACCTTGCGGTCGAACGCGAAACCGGTCAGCTTCTTGTTGTCGTTCACCAGAAGGCTCAGGCCGGCAACGATGTCACCATAGACGCCACCGTTCGCCTTGATGGTCGTGCCGAGCTCGACGGTCTTCGTGGTCGCGTCGATGTTGTTGCCCGAACCGAACGGCGAGTTGGTGCCGTGCAGCGCAGCCGCGTCGAACGCGATAGCGAACGCCTCAGCGATGTCATCGCGGAGAATGTTGATGTAGTTGCCCGGGTTCGCGCGAACCACCTCAGCCGAAACCACCGCGATAGCGGCAAGCTTCTTCGGGGTGATGGTCTTCAGCGACAGGGCACCGTTCGTCGCGGGCTTCTTGCCACCCTCAGCAACCCACCCAGCGGTCGGCTTCGAGGTGACGACGGGAATCTCCGCGCCGTTGATGCCCAGGGGCACCTGGCGGGCGAGCTGCTGCACGGTCGAAGACCGGCGAGCCTGCTCAAAGTACGCCTGCGCCTGTTCGGGTCGCAGGAAGCCGGAGAAATCTCCGGTCACAGTTGCTGCGGTAACAGCCATGTTGTTCTCCTAAGAGGGAAAGGGCATCAAGAGCTGATGCCGAGAGCTTTCTTCAGCGCCGACTCGATGCCGTCGCCGTTCAGTGCGAGATTCGGGTGACCGCCCTCGTCAGGAATGACGAGCGTCGCCCGGTCAGGAGAAGACGTGGCAGCGATGAGAGCCGCAACCTTCGTCGCCGAAGCGACCAGCGAATCCTCATCAGCACCCTGAACAAGGTCCTGATAGTCCTTCGGGATCTGATGCTCAGCGATGACAGCCAGGCGGGCCTTCTCACGTTCCGCCTGCGTCGCACGCTGCGTCAGCTCTTGGAGCTGCTCCTGCATCCGTTCCGACTCGCTCTTATCCCGGTCCGTGAACTCCTTCACCTTCGCGGCAAGGTCGTTCCGTTCCTTCTCGAGCGCCCGACGGGCCTCCCGCTCCGCTTTCAGAGCAGAAACACCCTTCTCCCCCAGCTCGTCGGACGGCTTCGCGCCATCAACAACCTCGGGTTCGGTGACTACGGTCTCGTTCTCAGGCATCGCACCTTCTCCTTAAACACGCGGCATCGCACCGCAAATAGCCCGACACCATCGCGGTGACGGGAAGATCAATCGGGGGGTTATGCGGTGGGCTCGTCGCGGCCGATGCCGGAACCCGACCGATAAAGCTCGAGGTACTTCTCCGGGTCGTACCCTTCGGGGTAGTCATCCGGGGTGCGGATCACGACCGTCGTGCAATCACAGTTGTCGTGGAACCGCTCCGCCAACGGCTGCTTGCCGCGGGCCTTCACTCCCCCGCCAATACCGCCGGCCAGGCGCTTACCGTCCGCGTCGTAGCCCGTGCGGTTCGACCCGCGCCCGACCACAAGCTCAGACGACACCTCCGACCGGTACACGGGTCCACGCGACGCGAGCATGGTGCAGAAAGCACAAGTGACCCCCTGCGGGACCCGTGCGACGCCCGTCCGGTAGGAGTCGGCAGCCGCAGACTCAAAGACCGTCTCTCGCCCTGGCTGCAACACCAAGCGCTGTGTAGAACCGAACAAACGGTCGACCGTAATGATGGAATCCTGCTCCGGTGCGAACAGGGGGCCAACGGCCCACCGCACCGCGGACTCCGCCTGCTCCGCCGGTGCCGGACGAGCCATGACCGCTTCGAAACGCGCCACAGACGGCGGCGCATCACGCAGCATGTCGTACCAGTCCGCACCGAGCAGCGCGGCAGCGTCGCCGTATGCGGTGACCATCTCGGGGAAGAACGCGAGCAGAGCGTTACGAACCCGGACCGGGTCCGACTCCAACCGAACGTTAGAGAGGAAGTCCCGAAGCTGAGCCTGCGCCAACACCGTCAACGACTGGTTCGCTTCCCGGAACTCCGCCACCTGTGCCGCTGACACCATCACGCAACCCCCGAGCCGCCTCAACCAGTTGCGTCAAACGCGAACCAGCCTCATTCCGGCGAACCTCAGCGAGATACCGGACAATCTGCTCCCGACTGAACCCAGCCATCTCAAGACCAACCTCAGTGTTCGCGAGCTGCGGCATCACAGACGCCTTCTTCACAAACGCGTCAGCCTGAGCAGACGGCGACACAACCGCAGGATCCGTCGACTGCGCCGACAGGCGCCGCAACTCATCCGGAACCACATCAAGACCGTCACGCAACCGAACCGCAAGAGTCATAGCGTCAACCGCGCCACGCTCCCACACCTCGTTCGCATCACGAGTCACCGTGATCAGGGTCTCCTTCGCCGCGAAGATCGCATCCGCACTCGACGGATTCGAACTATCAGCGAACTTCACTTCCATGTCCTGGTCGTCGGCGAACAGATTCGCCCACATCCGCAACTGGTCCGTGTGAGGCTGCGGCGAAGCGCCAGCGAAACGATGCAGATCCGGCTTGTCCCCGGCGCTGTTTGAATCGGTCTCGAGCGCCTTAATACGCCCCATCACCGCAGTCCACTTATCAGACCCCTGGAACGCCGACACATCCGCACCGAACAGCCAATACTCCGGGGCCGAATAGAACTCCGCCGACACCTCAGCGCGAACGATCGTCCGCAACGCCGAATCGGTGAAGCCCATCGACGCCCGCGTGATCCGCGAATGCCCAAACGGGCGCTTCAGCTCCGGCTTGAACACCAGAGGCGCAACACTCACAACACCGAGCGGGTTGCGGCGCATGTCCGCAGTCCACGACCGGGTGCCCTTGGAAAGAGTGACCACCTTCTCCGGGGTCTGCATGATCATCACCGTGGGCTGACCCGCCATGTCCGTGTCAACGATCGACAGGAACCCGCGAATAGCACGCCGACGTCGATCCCACAGCGCCGCGGAATCCTCAGCCGCACGAGCGAGGACAAGAATCTCCGGCTCACCCGACTGGACATCCCCCGACGTGACAGTCAGGAACGAACACCCATGAACCGCGGACGACACCTTCGCCTGCGGGAACTCCGCACGGAACCGGTTGTCATACATGATCCCCTCAAGATCGAAGGGGTCCTCAGAACCAGCAGGCGAAACAAACGCCTCAAACTTCGACCGATCCGTGACCGCATGAACCCCCTTAGCGGGCCAACCCAGCGCCGCCTCAATGCTGCGCATCTGCGGAGGAAGCGAAATTCCGAAGTCCTTCAGCGCCGCCTCGCCGTCGTAGTAAACCGACCGCGCAACGTTCCGCGGGCGACGGTTCTCCCACACCTGGATCAACTCAGCCAGAAGATGAGCATCCGACACGTTCAGAGAAACGTCTGCACCCGTTGCGATCACAGGATCACCGCCTTACGTTTCTCCGCACCACGCGGCCGACGATTCGTCGTACGAGACCCCCACAGGGCCAAACTCACTGCCTCAAACGGCGTCTCATCCCCATCAGGAACAGTCGCCACAAACCCGCCACGCTTATCCGTGTCCGTCACCGCAACCGAAGCATCCAAAACCGCCTGCCCCTCAGACGCCAAATGCGTCGCAGTACCAGCACGGAACGCCTCAAGAGACATCGCGCACGCCTGCAAATAGTTCGGCGTGTTCGCCGTCACGATCATCGACGCCGGCACACCACGATCCGTCAGCAACTTCGCCAACACACCCGCACCAGCAGAACCCGACAGAACGAACACAGCCGCCGTCTTCCACCGCTCCGCAAGCCAATCAGCAAGCCGGCCAAGCCCAGCCTCAACATCCTCAGAGACCGCGTCGATCAGCTCAACATGCACACCATCCGCATGCTTCACAGACCCGGCAACCGCGACACGGTCACCCTTGAACGAGAAAGCCACCGCGAACGACTTCACGCCATCCGGCTTCGCCTCCACACCAGTGGCACGCCACACATCCTCGGGAAGCGCCCGCGAACCGGTCGTCTCCGAAATGTCAGGCAGCCACGCGCCCAGACGATCCTGCGCGAACTCCTCCGGCGTATAGGACTCATGCTCGCCCTGCACGACCTCGTCGTTGATACGCGTATTCCACGCCGGATTCGCCGACCAGCACAACCACTCAACCGCAGCCGACCACCGACGAGACTCCGACTTCAGATCAGCAAGGAAAGCCTCATCCTTCGGGTCAACACCCCACTCACACCACGCGGTCGCAGTGGACGAGCCCTCCACAGCCGCCGAACGCACCGAAGCGAACACCTCACCCATCTGGGCTTCGACATCCTCACGCGTAGGTGGTGTCCCAAGCAACCAAACCTGCGGGTTCGGCATAGCCGACATCGTCGAGTTAATCGACACCCACGCCGGGCGCTTCAACCGCTGCGCCTCATCCAACATCAAACAATCAGACGAGAAACCGCGACCACCAGAACCAGACCGCGCCTTGAACTGGATCGTCGCACCGTTCTTGAACCGGATCGCCTCACGGTTGATCGCGTTCATAATCCCGTTCGGGCGCACACGATCCATCAACCAGCCGTTACCGTCAGCCTCGAGAATCTCAACCATCTTCGAGAACGTCTCGCGCGACGTGTCCTGCTGATGCGCGGACACAACAATCTTCTTCTCGTCGAACAGAAGCACACCGGCAAGAGCACGCGCGACAAGGAGCTGGCTCTTTCCGTTCTGTCGGGGCACCGTCACACCGACCCGCTTCGCCGCCCACGTGGAGTCGGAACGCTCCCCCATCGCCGCCTCGAGAATCAGCTCCTGCCAACCGTCGAGAACAATCCCGGCACGCTCAGACAGATCCGCGACATCCTGCCAGGAGTTAGCTCGGACGCCTCTCGGTGCTACGAGTGCGCGCGGTGGCGCCTCCCCGAGCAACGCGACGGGCTGCGATCTCATCAAGAGGATCACCAGCCTTCTGTGCCTTGCCCTCGAGCTCCGCGATCTCCGCGAGAATGGCCCGCATCTGGCCGATAAGAGGAGCCCGCTTGTCCTCTGACGCCGCGTTAATCGAGTCGAAAGTCACGGATTCCAGCAGGCGCAACTTGCTCAGTCGGTCATCCGCCACAATCCACCTCCAACGTCAGTCGCTCCGTGTGTGAAAACAGGCCCAATGACTCGGGCGTGCCGTAGGTCGGGGGGTGAGGGGGTGGGTGCCCGGGTCGTCGCGGAGTTCCGACGACACCCTTGAGTCAATGCTTGCTACCAGCCGTCCGACGCTTTGATGTGCGTTCGTTGTTCAGCTGTGGGCGCGCTCGATTGCCCCTGCCCGTGCCACTTGGCTCTTGCTTCGGCGAGGGTCATGGTGCCCTTCCACCGGTTGTGAGTGCGATGCATGAGGTGGCAGTTGGACCGGTCGTATGGTGATCCGCCTCGAGCCCTGGGTAGGTCTTCGTCGACCACTGGGGATAGGGGGTGGGGGATGCAACCTGGGCAGGGGGTGTTGTTGCGGGAAGGGGGGCATGTTTTTCCGTGTGCCCCTGGGGTGTAGCGGAGTGTTTTGTCGACCGGTTTGTCGCAGAGTGCGCAGTAGTGTTCTTCGGCTAGGACGCGTCGGCGTAGTTCGCGGCGGCGGTGTCCGTTGGTGTTGTGGGTGTGGGTTGCCATGTTGGTACCCCCGGTGGGTATGCAAATGGTTTGGTTTGCGTTAACCTGTGCCCATGTCTCAGCAGCAGCAGCCAGTGTTTGTTCAGCAGCGCCCGACGAATGGTGCCGCTGTTGCGGCGTTGGTGTTGGGGATCATCGCGTTTGCTATCGGGGTGTGGAGTGTTGTCCCGTTCCTGGGCCTGGTTGCGGCGTTCTTGGCGTTCCTGCCGGCGATCCTTGGCGCGGCGTTTGGTCACCGTGGGATGCGTGATGCGCGTGTGTCTGGGGTTGGCCGGGATGCGGCAATGTGGGGGACGTTCCTGAGTTACGCGACGTTGGCTGTGATGTTGTTCGTGGCTGTGTGGTGGATGATCGGGATGGCGACGACGTCGGCTTAGTTGTTGCCGATTTCGTATGGGCGTGTGAATGAGGGTTTGTCCCATTCGGGGTCGCAGCATGTGGA